GAACTAGTTAAAGAATCTATAACTCCTGCATTATTAGATCTAAAAGGTGTAATATCAAAAAGTTGTCCTTCAAAATATATAAGTAAAAATTTATCAGTACCAATAGCCACATATCTATTACCTTTGTTATCAACAAAAGCGTGTTGTTTTCTAGCAACACCTACAATAGAATCAGTCAATAAAGATTGCCAACCACCTACTTTTTCAGGTAGTCCATATCTAAATCTTACATTATCCGAATCAACCCAACGACCTTCTGCCCCAACGGCAGTGTCTTGTTTGTCTATTCCGGGAGCAAACTTAATTTTAGTAAGCATTAATTACTCCTACTGATTAGTTGATTTATATAGCCAACCTTTTGTAGCATTAGCATAAATTAATGTTACACATTGATTATTAACAGTAAGATTATCATCAGAAGCTGCACCTTCTATATTAGAACCGTTTCTTGCCACAACACAATTGTTTGTTGCAAATCCTCCTGTTGCTGAACCATCCATAATTGTTACTTCATCACCGACTGCAGGCGTTGCAGGTAGTGTAATTGTTACAATGTTTGCTGCTGTATCTACTACAATTTGATCATTAGCAACTGCTGTGTATGTAGTTTTACTTGCTGCAGTTACAGAAGTCATTCCTTTTTGTAACATACCTAATGTTGTTGCTGGTACACTACCTCTAGAATAAACTAAAGCTGTTGCACCTTCCGGAAGAGGTACTTGAGTTCCTGCGCTTTGACCAGTTGTAAGTAATGTTACTGTCCAACTATCTCCTGCTCCGCCTCTAGTAGTTCCGTCTTCTACAAAAAATACTCTGTTAGCATTACCACCTGTTGTTGATGCAGGCATTGTTAAAGTTGCATTACCCGATAAAGTGCCCACAACTTTTATATAAAGGTTTTTACCATCCGCGCTCGACGATCCGTCGGCCAAACTTAAATCTGTGTTACCCGTGCTTAAAGTTACTTCTACATAACCTGATGCTGCTGTTTGTAATAGTTGTAAATTAGTATTTGTAATAGCTCCCCATAGACCCGCTTTTTCACCGGTTGCTACAAGTTCTATTGATAAATCTGTTGAGTATGATGATGCCATATTAGTAAGGTTTAATTGGTGTCCAAACCATTGTTGCTCCTGGTATTATATTATTCCAAGTAATAACTCCAGGTTCTACTGTATCTAATGATAAAGCATTTCCTGTAGGTAATACATTTGCGCCACCAGATATTGTAACATTTCCAGTAGCCAAGGTCAACGAGTTCTTAACAGCCGTTACATTAGCATCTGCAGTAACTACAAAAGTACCTAATCCTAGAGATACTTGAGATCCTGTAAGAGGACCGATATTAGCATTTCCTACAATAGTTAAAGCACCTGTACCTAATGTTAATCTATTAGGTGTTAAATTTTCAGTAACAGCATCTGCTATGATACCTATACTACCAATAGTAATAGTTAATGCGTTACCAGATACTCTTACCTCTACGGCGTTGTCTGGTCCCGATGTAGCAAATGGTAATGCTGCGATTGCGTCAAATCCTAAACTCATAAATAATCCTTAAAAGGAAGCAGGGGGTATGTGGTGGTGCCCTGCCTCCATCTAAAGATTATATCATCGTTTAAACCAAGAGGGAAGACCTAAATGAGGACGTTTGTCAAACATATTATCTTTAGACCCTGGAGTTTTTCTGTTGTTATAGTGAAGAAATACTTGAGCACAGTCTTTACCTTTAAACTTTTCTCGCCAATGCTCTAGTTCACAACCAGAATAGACTAACATATCGCCTGGTTTTAAATTTACTTTAATACCTTTTTTACCAACTTCTCCTGATGGCTCTAAATAAATAGTCCAATCATCACCACCCAAATTCATAGTAGTAGATATTTCACAACTGAATCTATCTTTATGTCTTTTAAGAATATCCCCTTTTTTATAAATCCTTGCATAAGTATAAGCTGGATATAGTTTTAATCCTGTAGTTTTTTCCATAATAGGTTGACACTTTAACATTAAAGTTTCCATAGCAATATCAGAATAGTTTGAATAGGTGTGTGGGATCTGACTATCAGCTCCTTCATACTCACCTAATAATGTTTCATAAGGAGATATAAATCTAGCATTACGACAGGTATCTAATACTTGTCTTTTCATATGAAAGTAATTGTATAAAAATAAAGCTAAATCTTTATCAATAGCTTGTTTTATAATTACGTATTTATTTTTTTTAAATTGCATTACCACTTATTATTAGTCTGTTATTAGTTTTATTAGGTGGAACTTCGTGAGGTATAAATCCTGGAAAAATTAATAACATTCCAGGTTTAAATGGAAATTTAATTACTTGTCCACTATTTATTAAAGGATAACCAATGTCATAAAATATTATAGGAGCTGATTTTTCAGATCCATCAATAAACCAAACAAAAGAAAAATCTTTTTGTGTATTAAAATGTGTATGAACAGAATGAAAATTATTTTTTTTATATTGTTGAACCCAACTATGTACAATTTTTAAATTTAAATTATTAAAAATTGGTTTTAACTTTTTATCAACAATTTCTTCTAAAGTTGAATTTGTTTTAATTACATCAAAATTATTATAATTTTCATTGTCTTTGTTTAATTTAATTTTTTTTATTTTTTCTTTAGTATAAGAATCTATATTTACAAAATCTTCATTAATAATATATGAAATAGAATGTTTAAACATCTTTAGCCATCTCTTTCGGAACAGCTTGAATATTCCAATGTATAAATCTAAAAGGCTCTATACCAAAGTCTACACTAAACTCGTGTTCTAAATATCCTGGAAAGATAATTAATGTTCCAGGTGTAGGTTTAAGATGAATTAACTCACTACCAGCTAATACACCTTTTTGATCTTTCATTTTTAATTTAGTAGATCTTGCCCCAGTTCGAGGTTCGTGAAATACTGGCATAGATGTTTTATCACTACACTTTAAAAAATAGAATCCTGATACGTGTTGATTCCAATGCACGTGTGCTGAATGATGACCACCACCTTTTTTTGCAAATTCTTGTACCCACATCTCGCTAAACATAGTTACATATTGTTGCATATCATAACCTTGATGATCTAAATATTCCCAAGACTTTTGACCAATATAATCTCTAAAGTCTCTAAAATCATTGTCAGCTGTAAGTGGTGTTGAATGATAACTTCTTCCAAAGTCTCCAAATTCTTTAATATGTTTTTTAGCTTCTGGAAAATTTCTAGCAGCTTTAATATATTTGTTAGAAGCTTTAGTTAAAGATTTTATAAACTCTGGTTTTTGTTCAGACCAAATAGTTGTGTTAAAGTAATTATTTATATACATATTATTTAAATGGATATCCTAGGTTCCACATCACCAATGAATATCTAGTTCCTTTTGTTACGGGTTTAACTCTATGCCATACAAATGATGGAAAGACAATAATACTTCCTTTAGGTAATATCTCTTTTGCTTGTTTCAAATGTTTAGCTTCATCTCTCATATGCGGATCATAGTTTCTAAAATCAAATTCTAATTCACCACCTTCATATTCTGAACCATCGGTTAACTGACAAGTCATAGATAGTTTTCGAATTTTACCCTTCTCTGGACCTTCTTTTTCATAAGGTTTATCCCAAGAATCACAATGCCAATCATAGTATTGATTGAGTTTATATTTTGTAAACTGACAAGACTCTGATCTATCCCATTCAAAATTCCAACCTGCAGATCTATTAGCTTCGTGAATATAAGGATGTAGTTCTTTATAAATCCAAGTATCATTTAACCAAACTAAATCAGAGTTTCTTTTTCTTTTCATATCTCTAATTTGATCTTTAGTTAATTCTTTATCACCATAGCCACCTGTTCTTGCCATAGTCTCAGCCTGTGTTAATCCATATTTTATAATGTCATCACAGATTTTAGGTGGTATTGCTGATTTAAAATACCAGTAATAATTAGATATATTCATAGGTTATAGTCTGTACAAAATTCAAACTATCTTTCTGATTATTAGTTAGGTAATACATATTCGTTGATGGAAACATAATAAACATATTATTTTTAAGTTCTATGTCCCAACTTCTTCCTTTACGTCTATTATCTTCATAGTGTATTCGAACAAAACAATCTTTAACTTTTACACCATATAATAATGTAAAGTCTGGAGAGTTTCGTAGATCCACTGGATCAATATTTAATAAAGGAATTGTTGTCTCGTTGGGTTTATAGATATTTCCCCACGTTGATTTGTTGACTAGATTGATTCCATATTCAAGACCAATGTGATCTCTCATATATGTATTTAACATATCCCAAGTTCTTGAGAATGGAAAATCTTTGTTTGAATAAGTTGATTGTAGAATGTCGCCAGTTAATTTATTTCGGTCGATGTCCCAATACTTGGGCATCTCTACATCACCAAAATATAATGCTTGTTCTGTTAAGACTTTCTTTTGCATACCACCACCATATATAATTTATGCTAAAGCGTCTGTCAAGTCCCAAGTTGTATTAGCTTCATTCCAAACATAATGCCATCTATGAGTATTAGCTTCGTTTTGTGAAGTTTGTTCTTCTGTTAATGCTGGAGCGTCACCAATTGGTGATTTCCAAGATGCAGTTGCAATATGTTTTACCCAAGAAGCGTGAGGTTTTTTAGGCCAGAAGATTTCATTATCTTCGTCCCAAGTGTAACCTATACCTGCATAGTTTCCTCTAAAAGGTGTTCCACCATTTTTATGAGTTCCACCAGCTGTATTGTAT